TCAAGCGCGGTCCCTCTTAATGAGATTGGCCATGGCGCTTCAGGTGAGGAGCTCAACAAGGCCACCCTCGCTGAGAAGGTCAAGGCGCTCGCTACTGAGAAGGGGCTCAACTTCTCAGAGGCTCTCAACTTGTTCCGTGAGCAAAACCCCGATCAATACAACTCTGTGTTCAGCTAAGGAGTTATCACTATGAACCAGATCATTAAGTCCTTTATTTGTGCATCAGCTGTCACAGAGTTCGCGCTTGTCGCGATTGACAGCGCTGGCAAGGTCGCAATCGCAACCGACCCAACCGCCAACACTATCATTGGCGTGGCTCAGCGTGGCGCTGAGGCAGGTGACCCTGTTGACGTTGTCATCTTTGGTGAGACTCGTGTCATCGCCAATGGCAGCCTCACCCTCACCTCCAACACTGTCCTCTCTGTCACCACTGATGGTGAGGTTCAGGCCGCTGTGTCAACCCACTATCCTGTGGGCTTCACGCTCCCCAACATCAACCAGACCAGCGCCTCAGCTAATGAGCAGATCATCATTTGCTTCCAGCGTGGCCTTGCACCGCTCGCTTAATTAGGAGGTGATCTAAATGGCTTCTTCATATCGTAATATCCACCCTGTTGACGAGATTCTCTCTAGCCTGGTTGCTGAGGCGGTCCCTTCAGACAGCCAACTCATCGCTGATAAGGTCTGTGAGAACGTCAAGGTTCCACAGCGCTCAGGAACTCTGCTCCTTGAGAACAGCCGCAACTTCATGGGCGCGGGTGCAGGGCTTGACCTCGAGCGAGCTCCTGGTGCTTCACGCTCACGCATTGGTGGCTTTGATCGCTCAAGCCTCACCTACAAGTGTGACATCTACAGCGCCGAGGACTCCATCGCGATGGAGGACATTGTTGATTCTCAGTACCCAGGTTCTGAGGAGGCGCGCATTGTCAAGAAGGTCGCGCGCGTCATGAAGCTCGCTAAAGAGAAGCGCGCCGCTGACGTCCTCTTTGACGGCTCCAACTTCAACACCGCAACCTCAACCGCTCAGTTCGGTGGCAAGTTTGACGTTGCAGGTGCTGAGCCTCTGAGCTACCTCCATCAGCTCAAGGACACAGTCTTTGAGAACGCTCACGGCCTCAACGCTGACACACTCGTCTTGGGTCGTGAGGTCTTCCGTAGCCTTGCTCGCTCAGGTGAGCTTCGTGGCTACTTTGGTGACAGCTCACAGGGTGTGGCTGGCGGTGGCTCACTCCTCCTCTCTGATGAGGCTGTGATCTCTGTCCTCCGTGACATCCTTGGTATCCCCAACATTCACGTTGGCGCAGCTCGTCGTGACACCGCTGTACCTGGCGCTGCAAGCTCAGAGAGCTACATCTGGACAGGTGACAGCATCTTCATGGGTATCCTCCACGGCTCAGACAGCATCCAGAGCCGTAATGGTGTTCGCATGATGCCTGTGGCCGCAGTCAACCTTGAGTTCGAGGCGATGAAGGCGGGTCAGTACGACAAGCTTGACCTCACCGCGCGCAACGTTTGGGCTGACATGAGCCACCTCTTCAAGGTCGTTGATGGTGACCTTGGCTTCGTCCTCACGGACTGCCTCTAAGAGGGTGGCGTGGTCTGCTCATGTGGTCGCTCTCATGTAGCATTGGCTGAAGGTCCGAGCGCTGATCAAAAGGCGCTCGATGACCTGAAGGCTCAGCTTCGTGATTTAAAGGGACCATATGGGCAGATCGTCAAAGCGAAGATCAAGAGCCTTGAGGCTCTGATCAAGGCTGAGGACCAATTCAAGCGCGACTTGAAGCGGGCTCAGCGTGAGACGGTGGCCAACCTACAGACCGCCGTTGAGCTCACCTCAGCTGACCAGCTCCTAGCCCTACCAAGGGACCAGCTCCTTGACTTCATACTCAGGAGCGGGATGGGGTTGGCGGTTGAGGACTTTATCACAGCACAAGAAGCAATCACTGAGGTGGCGATTGACACCCTCCAAGTGATTATCTCAGGGGCGAGCGCCTCTGACGTTCCTGACCTTGAAGCCTTGCAGATTGCAACCGCTGATCAGGTCTTTCAAGATGTCATCCTTCCTGACACCCTCACAGCTGTGAGGAGCGCTCTCCAAGGCATGACTGTAAATGTTCCCATGAGCCAAGCCATTGACGCATTGAATCAGCGCCTTGAGCAGAGCACAGGGACACAGCTGACACAGGCTAGGACTCAGCTCAATAACTATGGGCGCACAGTCACAGCTAAAGCGGCTGAAGCGTATGACCTAGACCTCTACCTCTACACAGGCCCGCGCGATGGCATCACCCGCTCCTTCTGTCGCCCCCTTATTAACAAGGTGGTAGATGAGAAGCAGATGAGGAAGCTAGACAATGGGCAGGGCATGCCTGTTAAGATTAGCGGTGGCGGTTATAATTGTAGACACAGCTGGTCACCCATCACAGATACCTTCATGGAAGCGGCGGGGCTTCAGAAGGCCACGGCTCAGGATATAGCCAAAGCAAACGCAGGAGGCGCTAGATGATTAAGACGGTCACAGGTCAAACTAGAGTTTATGAGTGGGTAGCGCCTGGTCCTCTAAGCGGGTCAGCTGTGATGACTGTGGGGAGCTCCACGCCTGTCACCCTCACTCAGACACGCGCCAATGCCACAGTCTCAGCTATCGCCAACGATAGGCGAACGCTCACAGTCAACAGCCAAGCCACAGCGCTCCAAGCTGATCAGCTCAAGGCTTACCTTGTGACTGATGGTGACAGCATCTACAGCGTGACTGTGGTGAGGATGGTGGGGACTACTGCCATTCTTGCTGAGCCTCTACCGCGTGAGGTAGACATGAGTGAGACGGCTGATCTTGTCTTTGGGATGCACTATGGGACCATCCCCTCAGTCATCACCAACACCTCAGGCTATTATCCCATCCAAGTTAGCTATACGCTCGACATGGGACAGCAGACACAGACCAAGCTTGAGAAGGGGCTTCTAAAGGTCACACCACGCCCATTTGATACAGGACTGAGCCATGATGAGCTCGTGGGTCAATTCCCTCAACTCGCTGACATGCTCCCACGCCGTCAAAGCTCATTTGAGACTCAGATTGAGGCGGCATTGGCTGAGGTGGTCTTGGTGGTCCGTGATCATCTCAAGGATGAGCCAGAGGTCACAGAGGATGAGGTCTTTAATGCTGGCTCATTCCTCAACGCTCACGCCTACTGCACAGCGGCGCGGGTGTATGAGATGGTGAATCAACTTGATAACGCCAACCTAATGAGACAGCGCTGTCAGGAGCTCATGGACATCAGCCTCAGGTCATTGGCCTTAGACCGCGATGGTGACAACGTGGTAGATGATACTGAGCTAGATGTGGCTAAGAAGGGAGGGAGCGCGCGCGACCTCAGAGCCTCATGGAGCTCCTACTCCAAGACAGCCTATGACTCAACCTTTGTCCCTACTCGTGGGATGAGGCACTAACATGACCGCCAAGGTCAGGCTCAACCTTCCCACCTCGCTGTGGACTGCTAAGGATAGCGCGCGCTTGGCGCAGAATACCTTGGCGGCCATCAAGCTGAGGACCACTAGGGGGGTGGATGCTAATGGTAGACCCTTTGCGCCTTACTCAACCAACCCCATCTATGTTCCATACAGAGGGGCAAGGCTAAAGCCAAAGGGTGGGAGGGTGTCGCGCTCAGGTCGCTCAGTCTATTATGAGGGTGGTTATAGAGAGTATAAGAGTGAGAGCAGAGAGCACTTTGTGGGCTCGAGCGCCCTAGTGGACCTCACCCTTAGCGGGGCGCTTCTCAATAACCTCATGGTACTTCAGGCCACAGACAGCTTCTTCATCATTGGCCTCACTCAGGAGGTCAGAGGCTATGGCTACAAGGTCAACGCTCAGCGTGAATTCCTTGGTCTATCTCCAAGAGATGTCAATGTGCTAGTCTCAGCGGTACAAGCTGAGATCACAAAGAAGATCAAGAGGGGGAGCAAATGAGCCAAGGCATCTATTCAGCGCTCGATTATCTAGAAGGCCAAATAGAGGCCACCCTCCCCAAGACTGATTCTCACCATGGCTTTGTGAGTATTAACAGCTCAGGGCGTGTGGGACCGCTTGAGGCTCATCAGCACACCACGCGCTTCTTCGAGCTCAGGCTTGAGACGTTCGCTATTGATGATGGTGAGGCTGGCATCAGTGGACGTAGGCGCGCCACAGTTAACCTGAGGGTGCGCTATGATATTGGTGAGCTCCACTTTATGGAGAGGATGATAGCTGAGGACGCCGCCTCACTCATGGTCACCCTCAAAGGCCCACAGTATAATCTCAGCTCTACAGGTATCGTCTCATTGATTCCTGGTGAGCCAACCACAGAGCCAATCCTTGACCCCACCTCTGAGGTCATGGCCTTGGTCTTAACCTTCCCCTTTGACCTGCTTTATTTGGAGGCGCTATGAGCGTGACCCACAGAAGTTTAAGCGTGGCTGTTGAGAGCTCCTTTGGCTCACTCAGCTCAACCACAGGCCTCCCTGATAACAGTGGCCTCTCCTTCACCTCAATCCCATGTGAGCGTGACCCAATCATTGTCTATGGTGACCCTGTGGTCAGCGAGCGCAACGATGCAAGGGATGGTACCTTTGGCTACGCTCCTGAGCCAGACACAGTATGGGCAAGCGGTTCCCGTGTTCGACGTCGCACTGGTCAAGTCACCCTCAGGCTTGACCTCACCACTGTGGGGAGCTCCCTCACCAATTATGAGACTAACTACCTAGGCAAGCTCCTAGCTGGTGGGTTCAAGTCTGCTTACAGCTCCTCAGGGACAGACTCAATCACCGCCATCTCTGACGTCAACACGTTCACACCCACCACAGGCTCAAACTACATCGCAGGTGGCTTGATTGGTGTAGACATCAATGGGCGCGCTGAGTATAGCGCTGTAACTGATACAGACGTGGCGGGTGATGTGACTGTAAGCCCTGCCTTTAGCTCAGGCTTTACAGGGACGCCCACCGCTCAGCTCCTTCAAACATGGTACGCGCCACAGCAGACCACTGAGCTGGGTACAACGCGCTACTCCCTCAGCTTCCGTGTGGATGGGGTCAACTTCCGCTCATACGCTTATGGATGTCGTTTGGAGAGCATGACTCTGAGCCTAGACAATGGGCGTGTTATGGCTGACCTCACCTATCAAGCGGCGCTCATTCAAGATGACCATGCTTCAGCGGTTGGACCTGTCGAGCCAAGTTATAACAGCGGAGCGCCCTGCTTCTTCCGTGGCTCTTATGCTGTCATCTCAAGCGGGTCACCCACCTCCCTGACTGACGCCTCAACAGGTGACACTCTGGGACGTATCGCTCTTGATGTGGATGACTTCACCCTCACAGTCACCAACACCCTCACGCCAAAGGGTCACTCTAACAGCATCCTGGCCATGAGTGACATGGAGGTGACTGATGTTGACGTGGAGCTCACGCTCACCTTGAGCAACGTCAACACCACCATCAATAATGACTTCTTTAATAGAACGCTTCGTCAGGTGTTAGTGGGCTTTGGTCCATTGGCTAATGGTCAGGGTGGAGCCTTCCAAATCCCTGCGGCTTACCTTACTGTGGACCCCTCCAAATATGACCCAAGCGGAAATGACATCGTCAGACAGCAACTCACCTACAAGGCTTCACGCTTTGGCGGTGACATTGATGACAGCTCATATGAGGCTTGGAATAGTCCCTTTAGGCTTGCATTAGGCAAAGGTTAAAACACATGGCGCTCTCTTTCCTCCCAGACTCTGACCTCACCCTTGACGTGGTGGTAACTTGTGACCCTGCTGTGGAGGCTACTCCTGAGCAGGTGAGCGCCTACATTTTGAGCGGTGAACCTTCAGACCTTGGAGGGAGCGAGGGCGCTACTGTGTTCACTCTCAAGGCGCTCTCACCTAGCGACAGGGAGACAGCTGAGGTCAAGGCGGGCGCTTACACCCGCTCTGAGCTTGGGCGTCTCTTATGGCTTGAGGCTCCTGATGAGGAGAGGGCTAAGGCGAGATGGCATCATGAGCTCCAAGAGGATGAGCGTGAGGCGCTCGCTTCATATCAAAGCTATCTCAATAAGGTGTTTGTGGAGATGGTCAAGGTTGCGCTCATCAGCATTGATGGTGAGCCAGCTGAGGGGAAGCTTGATCTGATCAAGCCTGAGGCTCATAGGCTTCAGGTCATCTCTGAGCTAGTGCAACACATTCAACGGATGAGCCTCTTAGGTCAGCGGGGAAAATAGCGCTCGCGTCCTCTGTATGGCTTGCCAACAGCGGGGGGCGCGGGTGGAGCTGTGACCAATGCAGGGCGCGCCCTGCGTTGAGGCGTCAGCGTGGGAATTGTGGCGGGCCATTTAAGGAGGGGCTTCCCCTCGCTCAGCGTGATGAGCGGGGCTTGTTTGTCCCTGGTTATCGTGTCGCGCCAAACTGTGGCGGGGGCTTTGCTGACCTTGAGGTCAGGTCATGTCCCATCGCTGATCAGAACAGAATGGCCTCAATCATTGAGGTCTATCACAGACACAGGCAAGGGCTCAGCTCGATAGCATCTAGCTATCCGCGTCCCACCTGTGCAATAATCGAGGCGCTTGACGTGCTACACTACAACTCAGAGGAGCTAGCACTCAGGCAGCGTGAGCAAGCTCTACAGGAGGCCCAACATGGCTGAGAATACAATCCAAATCGAGGTTGAGCTCAAAGGTGAAAAGGACGTCACCAAACAGCTAGATAAACTGAAGGGGGGCGCCAAGGATGTGGGCGAGGGCTTCAAGGGTGTCACCAAGATCATGGACAAGAGCAGCGCTCAGATTGGTGAGGGGCTGTCAACCATGTCTGACGCTGTGGGCTCAAGCGTTGAGGCGGTCAAGTCACTCAAGGGCGCTGTGGGCGCTTTGGGTCAAGGTGGAGCTGCTAGCTTCCTCAGCTTGGCTGGGCCTATTGGCTTGGTCACCACAGCGGTGGCGGGTCTATATGAAGGTTTTAGACAGCTAAGCGGAGCAGCTAAGGAGGCTGAGGACCGCCAGGAGGCTATGGCCGCCGCTTCAGCTGACCTCACCTCAAAGCTTGAAGCGCTCGCTGAGGGTGGGGTGATCCCAACTACTAGCGCCCTCCTCAAGTTCACTCAGGTCACGCTACAGTCTCAGGTAGCCAAGGAGCTCCTACAGAAGCAGGTGGAAAAGAGCCGCCCACAAATGGAGGCCTACACTGAGTCACTTGACGCTGTTGGCAAGGCTCAAGATGAGCTCAATAAGCTAGAGGCTAAGGGCTTAAAGTTATCTGAGGAGGGCTTGGCGGCGCGTAGGCGATTGACCACGGCTGAGATGGAGCGTGATAAGGCTCAAGGCGCTCTCAATAAGCGTCTCAAAGCCCTTCAGGGTCCACTACAGCAGAACCTTGAGCTTATCGCCAAGGCGTCAAAGCAAGAGAAGGAGCTTGAGGAAAACACCACGGATAACCTTAAAGCCAAGGTCAAAGAAAACGCTGAAAGATTAAAGACCTTACAAATCGCCCAAGAGGAGATATACAGCCGTGACGCCTTAGTGCTCGCCTTTACTAAAGAGCAGATCAGTCTTGACGCTTCCAAGGTGGCGAGGCGCGCTGAGGATATGGAGCGCGCTGAGCTCATCAAGACCATTGATGAGCAGACCCAAGCTATCCAAAAGCTCAATCAGGCTGATGTTATAGGTCGAGCGTCATCAGCCAAGGCGAGGCGTCAATTCGCTGAGGCTGACAAAAAGGCGAGCGAGGCTGAGCGCAAGCGCCTCGAGGAGATGAGCAAGGCTAGAGCCCGCGCGGCTCAAGCTGAGCAGACACGTCAGACCCTCCTACAGAGCCAGCTCAATCAGCTCAAGATCAAGCTCACTAAGGAGGGGGATGATGAGCTTCTAGCCCTAGCGCGTGAGCGTTATGAGACAGGGCTTGAGCTTGCCAAGGATGACGCCATGAAGCGGGCGATTGTCCAAAAGCAGTATCAGCTAGAGGTCAATACCATCATGGACCAGGCTGAGGCTAAAGAGTTCGCCCGAATGGAGAGAATGGACGCTGAGCGTCAGCGCTCGCTTGAGCGTGAGGCTGAGGCGAGGAGGAAGGCGCTTGAGGCTGAGATAGCAGCTCAGAAGGAGCTACTTGATATGGTGGGCGCTACCATTGAGCACTATGGAGAGGGCTTGGCTGAGGCGGGTGTGTCAGCCCTCCTGTTTGGTGAGGGATTCAAGAAAGCGGCGGGTGAGGTCTTAAAGGGGCTCGCCATTGAGTCAGGGGTGAGGGCGCTCATGGAAGGCGCTAAGGCTTTGGCCGCCCTCTTTATCAACCCAGCGGCGGCGGCGGCTCACGCCAAGAGCGCTGGCATCTTCACAGCGGCGGCGGTGGCTGCTAGAGCTGGCGCGGGTGCGCTTGGTGTAGGTGGTGGCGGTGGAGGTGGTGGGACAACCGCCTCACCTTCAGGAGCTCCACAGGTGGCGAGCGCTCCACAGCGTGAACAGGCTGAGACTTCATCAACAGTGGTCAATATCAACTTCGGTGGCGCTGTGATATATGACACCCAAGAGGCGGCGCGTCGAGCCATGGTCAATGACATTGTTCAAACCTACAACCGCAACCCCAGAGGGATGGCGCGCTTTGCACAGAGGATGAGGTGAACCCATGCCATATAACACACCCGCTCCCAACTTCGGCCTCTTGGCTGCCTTTGATGCTCGCCAATGGGCAGGGGTTGACGTGGTACGCTACAACGCCACAGACGTCAGCCTTCCTTCATACGCCACAGGAGGGGGAGTGTATGAGGACGGGCTCTTCTTCCTCAATGGGCGTGGCGTGGGAGACACCACACCCTCAGACGCTATGGGGACGCTTGAGGAGGCTTTGGGGACATTAGCCACCTTTAACACCACCTGGTCTGTGGAGCTCACAGAGGACGATAGAATCAAGATCACCTCAGACGCTCTTTTTAGAGTGACCCCCCTTGATGCTGATGTCTTAGGGCTTGGCACCTCTACAGCTGTGGTGGATGGGGCTAATTTTAGCGTGACCGCCTCAGCGGATTGGACGCGCGGCGTCTATAGTGGTGAGCGCTATCAGTTTGACAATCTGTTAGGGACTAGCTTTGACGCCTTCAGGTCAGCTGAAAACAGGCCATGGCCCTCTCAGGACGTAGTGACCACCTTGAGAGAGCGTGGCTCAGGTGACGTGGATGATCTAGCGCCCACAGATTGTCTTGAGGAGCTCATCAGGGATCAAGCGGGTCAAGAGATTAGGTGGATTCTCAACGATGAGGGACACGTTGAGGTGTGGTACATGAGCACAGGGCTTTTCGGCTGGCTTGATACTAGCTTCAGAGATCGCCTTGGATTCAATGGCCGTGAGGACGCTGAGGCTATGGGCTCAACAGCCACAGACTATGTGGCGCGTATCGTGGCATCTAATCCCATGCCTGGGGCGCTCCTCCCCTCAAGACCCTTCCAAGATCACCACTACAGCGTGGAGAGTGTGACCCAAGCGCGCCGTAAGATTGGCGGGGGCTACACCTCGAACCTCATTGGCACCTACACCACAAGCGCGCTGAGCTTTGACCTCGACGCCTTGCTAGATGTCCGTGACCTGTACCGCCACTTCACTGATAGCTTTGTCCCATATGCCTCCAATGGTGAGCGGGTCAACTTCTACCAAGGGTGGGGTGATTCTAGGCGCTCGCTTAGGTCAGCTTTGATCAGCTTCACACAGGAGCCCTATGACCTCATCTATACATCTGAGGACAATGGTGACCAAGGGCGGCTCAGGTGCTCGATTGTGACCGCCTCCTATGACCTCGCCTTTGGCTCACTGAAAAGGCGTGTACCTGTCAGCCTGAGATTGGAGCACTTATGAGTAACAGCTTCACAACACCTCCCACGCTCGCTGATGAGGTGACCGTGGTGGCGGGTCAGGTCATAGGTGAGGGGGCTGTCACAGCTATGAGTGACACAGCGAATTATCTATATGCTCATGGTGGGACTCACAATGTCTTGAGCCAAGCGTGGGCTGAGGGTCAATTCAATCAACAGGGAACCACCTATCAGCCAATGGTTGAATATGTCATCCCTGTAATCACGCTTGACCACTATGAGCTACACCTTCACCTGATAGCCTTAGGACCAGGGGGCATAAGGTCAACGCTGACCATTGGCTCAGACGTCTACACCGCTGAGACGCTCTCAACAGGAGCTGGCCCACACATCATCGAGCAGACGTTGACTGTGACCTCTACACCCACAGCCAACTATGCCACGCTATCAATTGAGGTGAAGCACACCACAGGGACACCCAACCACCATGAGATAAGAACGCTGGCCGCTCATTGGGTGGCTAAGGCGTCACCACTCAGCGCGGGGGTCAAGCTTGATGCTGACTCAAACGCCTTTACACCCTTTGGGCTCAACAGGGTGGGGAATGATTACCCGCTCAGCGCTCGATGGGGTGTGGACATGCTTGAGAACGTTGAGACGCTTAGACAGCGTCCTATGGTCTACACCACATGGAGCGGGGTTGATAATCTGCTAAACGCTCCCACCTCAGCCTCAGACGCAGCGCCCGCTATTTATTTGGGCGTTGGAGATGTTGAGGTCTTATTTAGCCCTGTGTATGTACCCTATGAGGCCTTTGAGAGCGGGAATGACTACACCATCAAGGTGTGGATTAAGATGGTCAACATTAGCGCCACCTATCCCTCAGTGACCTTTGTGATTATGGGTCAAGAGATCACAGCGACCGCTAATGGATGGAGCGCCCACAGCATCACAGCTAGGCCTGATCCTGATGAGGAAATGAGTCAGCTCTATAACCTGAGTGTGTATAGAGCAGGGTTGGATAACGCTGAAGAGAATTGGAGCAACCTTGTTGACTTTCGCGTCCCTGGCTCTCCTCCTCGCCCATACATTCAAGGCCTCTGCATTTGGGGAGTGTGAGACATGGCAACACCTACTAATTTTCAACCTCTCCCCTCAGTTCAAGCTTGTCATAATGGTGTGATTACAATGGGAGCCCCTGTAGCTCAGATGGCTATGAGCTTGAAGAATCTAAATCAAGTCAAGTTTAGGTCAGCGGGATTCTATCATGTGGGGCACTCAACATTTTATTCACAATTTACGACATATAAGAAGGCAGCGATCTATAGAGGGTCAGTCCTTGGACCAACTAAAGGCCAGACTGAGGACTTTGACTTCTTCTATTTTAGCCTCCCCACCTCAGAGTGGATTGGGGTTGAGATTATCTATGGAGCGTCACACATTAACCCTGATGCCTTAAATGGTCCCAACATCCTTGTTGAGCTCTACGAGATAAGCGGGGGTTCTATTGGGAGTAAGATTGATGAGGGGTGTATCTTCACCTATCCCAATCAAATCCAAATTGCTGAGCGCTCAGAATTGACAGGGGTCAACAGGGTCAACACAGGCTCACGCCTCTACACCTTCCCAAGTGGAGGGTTGAGCGCTCCCACCTTCCCGCGACCTCTCTACATACCGCCAGCCAATCGAGGTGATGAGCTCGCTGTCAGGGTGACAGCTGAGGAGGTCATCATTTATGCGGTCCACTTGTTTGACATCTACCAGGAGGCCTAATGAGTATCACGGATGATCGAGCGCGGCGGGTGTTTGTCTTAGAGGTGGCGGGGCTTCCTGTGCGCTACACCTCAGGAGGCTTTGACCCTACAGACGCCAACTTCTCAGGGACCATCGCTGTGGGGATAGCCTATGAGGACGT